ATGAAGCCGGGCCAGATGATCGTCGTTGCTGGCCGTCCTGCCATGGGCAAAACCACCCTGGCCATGAACATCGCGGCCGACGTTGGCATCAACCAGCGCAAGCCGGTTGCGGTCATCAGCCTGGAGATGAGCAAGACCCAGCTGATGGATCGCCTGCTCGCGGCGGTCGGAGGCATCCCGCTGCCATCCCTGAAGACCGGCGAGTGCAGCAACGACTACAGCACCGAGCTGGCGGCTGCTGGCCTGAAGCTGAGCCGGTCGCCAATCGTCGTATCTGACGTGCCGGTCATGACCATGGCGCGCATCCGTTCCATTGTCCGCCGCCAGAAGCATCGCATGGGCGGCATGGGCCTCGTGGTCATCGACTACTTGGGCCTGGTCGAGGGCGAGGGCGCAGGCCGGACTGAAGACGTAACGGTCATGTCGCGCCAGATCAAGCTGCTGGCCCGCGAGATGGAGTGCCCCGTAATCATCCTGTCCCAGCTGAACCGCGGATGCGAGTCCCGCCCGGACAAGCGCCCNGTGCTTTCCGACCTGCGCGAATCCGGCGCNATCGAGCAGGACGCCGACATCGTGATGTTCGTNTACCGGGANGAGGTTTATCACCCNAACACCCAGGACAAGGGCATCGGCGAAATCCTGATCCGCAANAACCGNGACGGCNANATCGGNANNGTCCCGACCGCCTTCCAGGGCGACAAGTCCCGCTTTGTCCCGCTCGCCGCGCACACCCGCAGCAGCAATGTCGTCGAGGTGAACTTCTGATGAAAAGCCGCCGGACTGTATTCGAGCACAACGGCTACAAGCTGCGCTCCTACACCGAACTGATGTGGGCTCGCCTGATGGACGCCATCGACGTGTTCTACCTCTACGAGCCGGACCTGATCCAGGTCGAGGGCTGCAAATACCTGCCGGACTTCTACTTGCCGGCCGCTGACTTCTATCTGGAAGTGAAAGGCAAGTACCCGACTGCAGAAGAGAAAAAGAAGGCCGAAGGCGTGCTCGCTGCTACCGGGCGCCCTGTTGTTTTTCTTGTTGGGCGGCCGGAGAGCGATGCCCACGGATTTATGAATTGCTGCCTTATGGCTCAGCGTCGAGATGAGTGGGTTCTTGTTTCGTTGCACGACCTAGACCAGCTCTATCTTGCGGCTGCCGGCCAGGCGGCATGGCTTAAGGCGATCCTGTCTGTGCGCGAGGACTGCCTCGACTACCTGCGCCCCATCAGCGAAGTCATGGACGAGGTACTGCACGAGATGTTCGGTCGCGGCCCGATGGAGAGTCATCTGCGCCTGGTCCACAAGCGGGTCAACGAGGCGCGGTCATCGGTCGAGCGCGAGACGTCGATCGCCGAGCAAGGGCTCGCATGGTGGCGCAACCGGTACTTCCCCAAACCCAATGACCATCGCGTCGTCTGTGCTGACGGAAGCACCCAGCGCGGCGTAGGAGCACGGAAATGAATCAGCACGAACGAGACAGCAAAGAGCTACGCCGGTTGTGCGCAGAGCGTGATCGCCTGAAAGAAGCGCTGAAAGATGCGGACGCCGGGATGATTCATTTCCTTGAGCAGCGCGACCAGATGCGCGAACTACTGATGCGTCTAGTCGACCTGCAAAACAGTGGGCGCGGCCCGATCCGCAGCTATGAGTTGTGGAATGACGTTGTTAACGAGGCCCGTCCGCTGCTCGGCCTGGAGGTGCGCCATGTCTGATTTTTCGGAGATGACAGAAGCCTTCGAGCAGGCCCGCACAGCTCCCGATGTAACAGACCGCGCCTCTGGCCTAGAGGAAGCGGACCGCATCGGTGGCGTGGCGCTGGTACAGGCCAGGCTGCAGGGGCAGGGCGCTGAGGAATGCGAGGAGTGCGGCATCGAGATTCCTGCCGCTCGCCGCAAGGCCTATCCGTCGGCGGTGTGCTGCGTTGGGTGCCAGTCCATCCGTGAAGCGAGGGCCGTATGAATGAGCTTTCTCTATTCACGGGCGTTGGTGGCGGCCTGCTCGCAAGCCACCTGCTCGGCATCACTCCTGTCTGCGCAGTCGAGCACGACGAGCACTGCCAGCGGGTACTGGTCCAGCGACAAAACGATGGAGCCCTCCCGCCGTTCCCCGTCTGGGATGACGTTCGAACGTTTGACGGCCTACCGTGGCGCGGAGTTGTTGACCTCGTATCTGGAGGCTTTCCCTGCCAGGCATTCAGCACTGCCGCTGCTGGACGCAACAACGCTGAAAACCTTTGGCCGGAGATGCGCCGGATCGTGGCAGATGTCGCTCCCCGGCTTGTCTTCGCCGAAAACGTCGCCGAGCGAGCAATTGAAGAAGCCGGACGCGACCTCGTTCGCATGGGTTACCAAGTCCGAATGCTTCCCCTCTCCGCGGCAGACCTGGGTGCTGACCACGTTCGGCAGCGCTACTGGCTACTTGCATACGCCGACGACCAAGGCGAACTACTGCGCCGATTCAATGCAGAAGTGGCCGGCCTCGCGCGAGTTCCGGCGAGTGTTTGGGCGTCCGAGCCCGGCAATCCACGAGTGGCTGATGGGATGGCCGGAAGGGTGGACCGATACCGCGCCTCTGGAAACGGGCAAGTGGCAGCAGTGGCTTACGCAGCATTCGTTGAGCTCGCTGCCAGTTTTGAAGGAGGCCGCGTAAATGGCTGAGAAGATCCGCGTCAACGGCCTGGGCGAGCTCTCCCAAGTCAACGCCGCGATCCGTGCAAAGGGCTTCCCTTGCACGGTGACCATCACCGGTGCCAGCCGCTCGCTCCCGCAAAACGCGCTGTTCCACAAGTGGTGCGAGGAGATTGCCCGGTTCTTCGTGAGCATGGGCAAGACGACCTTCGCCACCGGTGCCGCCATGGATCGGGACAACGTGAAGCGCAACCTGAAGCAGACCTTCCTCGGTGAGCAGCTGATCCAGGACATCAACCTGAAGACCGGCGAGATCACCGACCGCTACGAGCTCAAGCACACCAGCGAGCTCGACAAGGGCGAGATGCACGCCTTTATGACCTGCATCGACGCCTGGGCTACCGAGCACGGCATCTACCTGCCGCACCCGGAGGATTCCGAGTACATGCGGATGAAGATCGAGTTCGGGGAGGCGGCATGAGCCGAATAGTCAGCAAGAAACTGCGCGATTCGGCTCGCGGCCAGGCCTGCACCCTGCGCCTGCCTGGCTGTGGATTCGATGACGGCACAGTCGTTCTCGCCCATCTGCCGTGCGGCCAGAAGGGAATGGGCATGAAGGGGCCGGACCAGATTGCCTGCTTCGCCTGCGACCACTGCCATTCCGTTTTAGACGGGCGCCGCAAGGGCGAAATCACCGAGGGCGACATGCTGCGCGCCCTGGCCGAAACACAACTGATCTGGTTCCGCGAGGGACTGCTGACCGTTAAGGGGGCCGCGTGAAAGTCCCATGCCCCACCAACGCCAACCACGACACCACGGCCTTCAGCAGCCGCCAGATCGTCTGGTGCCACGACTGCCGCAAGGAACACCCATGGCCGCTAAAGCCCGGCCAGATACCACTGATCGCAAACAACAGAGCAACGAGGAAGCCGCAATGAGTGACGAAATCAACAGCCCGAGCCACTACATGCTGTTTCCGGACATGGAGGCGATCGACGTCATCATCGCGGCGCTGACGCCTGAAGAGTTCGCCTGTGAAGCGCGCTAATCCAGAGACCGGCTTGCACTTCAAGCGCGGAGATGTGCGAGCGGACGGCTGCGTGTTTTTGACCTACGTAAAAACCATCACGTTGCCGTCTGGCTTCTTCAAAGAGAAGTGGCTTTCGCCTGAGGCCGCCGCGCGGCAGTACAAATCACAGGCCGATGGTGTGAGGGCAATACAGGCTCGCCAGCACGTTACTCGCCGGGCGTACTTGAACAAGGTGAAGCTGGAAAGTGGCTGCGTGGATTGCGGCTACAGGGGTCACCCTGCTGCGTTGGATTTCGACCACGTAAATCCGGCCACGAAGTTGTTCAACATTTCAAGTCGGTACCTGTGTGTGGCCTGGGACAGGATGCTGGAAGAGATCAGTAAGTGCGTTGTCCGTTGCGCCAACTGCCACCGAATCAAAAGCCTAGAGAGTGGAGACTGCCGTCCATGAAAGAGCATGACGATGTTGAAAGCCCGAAGCACTACATGCTCTTTCCGGGCATGGAATCCATAGATGTAATTCAGAAAGCGCTCACGCCAGATGAGTTCATAGGTTTCTGCAAGGGGAACGCGCTCAAGTACCGCCTGCGCGCTGGCGAGAAAGGCCCGGTTGAGAAGTGCATCGCCAAGGCCTGCTGGTATCAGAACAAGCTGCGCGAGGTGACCCGCGCCGACTTCGGCCAGCAGAACACCATCGACTGCCGCACCGATACCGAGAAGGCGGAGCGGCCATGAAGATCTCGCGCATCGATGTGATTGGACAGAACGGAAACGATGGAGCTGCGTATGACGGGTTCGGTGCGGAATGGCTCGCTAAATCTGGCCTGCTTGACGATGACGGAGCGACAGCTGATCGAAGCGGACAAGCAAGCCTGCCTCATCCGGTGGAAGGTGCGCGACCTCAAGGGGCTGGAGAAGCAGAGGCAGGGCAACGTCCTGCTGGCAGCTGTTCCGGAGAGTGCGCGAC